CGGGGGCAGGGGACGGGTGGTGGAGGAGTGGAAACGGCGGCCCGAAGCCGCTGACAACCACTGGCTCGACGGCATTGTCGGCTGCGCGGTCGCCGCCAGCATGGAGGGCGCGGTCTTGCCCGGTACGCAGGAAGCCGCCGCGCCGAAGCGCGAACGGATCAAGCTGTCGGCGTTGCGGAAACCTGGAATGCGCTAGGCGCGTGAACTGGGCAGGAGTCTCCCAATCGATAGTTACTGGCTAGCAAGCGGTGATCTGTTGTGCATTGGCCTCATCATTCCGAATCAACGGGTAAATCGCCTAACATTGTATGAACACGGAACATCGAGACCACCCGCTTCACGATTGGGCGCAGAGCATTCTCGTTCTCAAGTGGGCATGACGCACAGAAACTGTAGATCATGTTGTTGAACAGGAAGGTGTATTCCATGCCCAGAAGTCGCACGGTATGTTGATCCTCCCTGTGGGTGAAGTGATATTCCTTGTAGAGCGCCTTCTTATTGCTGATGTAGGCGGTCCTTTTTTCACGCACCTCGACGACATCAGGGTATAGTTCGCGCTGTGCGTCTAGCAGCAGCACAGAAGTCTCTCCGTCGATATCTGGCAATTCCTCGAATCCACTGTCGTCGCGGATCGCCGAAACGAATATACGGCTACCCGTTCCAGGATCCTCGCAGAGGAAGCGGACGTTGGGCATCAGGGTTGTGCGTTCTTGCCAGTGCGGCGGCATTGAGATGAGGAAGTTGAACTCGCGATTGATAATCGTAGTCCATTTGCCCGTGGCTCCCGATCTGGCGGGGCGTCTGACGAAAACCATTGAATCCATGAATGTTCTGATTGCTGCAGGCCACTCCGTGTCTCTCTCTCGATGAGAGGCCGTTATCCGATAGCAGCAGTCGTAGTTCTGAACCAGGAAGACAGAAACCAGAACGGGTGGATTGCGCTTAACCTGTCTCAGGTATGTACAGCAAAGAGCTTGCGTATTGCCGACGGGTTCGACACGTGTCCCATGCCATGCCAGGAGTTTGGTGACACCTCCGGAGTCTCTTGCGTACTTTTTCATTTGGCTGTGTGAGGCGCTATCGAACGTTTCCCTTTCTGTTGCTTCTATCCGTTCCGAAAGTCCTGCGAAGTCTCCGGGTTTGCCAGGTATGAGTTCAATCATGATCCGGACATACGTGGCGAGCGCTTTCGGGGCTTTGGCGCCCAGTCCTTTCTGCTGAAGGATGATGGTTGTCTTGGGTGGCGAGTGCCCAGTTTCTCGTTGATAGCCAGCACCTTGAATCTCGAATTTGGATGGACACTGGAACTCATAATGCCCCGCAAGACCTTGTCGGTCGGCATGTGAACACAGAACGACGCCCAATTGGAGAAGCATCGCCAAAGGCACTGCCACGCGCCGGGTGTAAGTGGATGGCGGAGAGAAACTAGCGTGCGGCGATGTTATGCAGAGGATGCGTAAAAACACCATGGTTTCGTATGTCACCCTTTCCTGGTCGTGACCTCCGGTTGATTGGTCTAGTTGAGCGGCATATCACCGTGCCAAACCAGCAAACCGTAGGCCCCTAGCTACTTCACTCCGCCTGAGACTCATCGTGGCCTTCTTCGCTGGCGGAAGATACTCCTCCTATTGTCTCTGTCCAGTAAGGGGGTGAGAGGTTGCTCTGCTTCTTGCGGGCTGGTGACGCATCCCGCGTATTGGCCGCACGGGCCTGCGCTCCCGCGCCAGATTCTCCTGCATTTTCAAGAAAAACGAGCTCAGGCACGACAAAATCACCGAAAATCCCGTCATTTCGGAAAATCACCGTAGATAAAATAAGTAGAGACCTTTTACGAAACGGAGGCCACGAACACCGATGTCCGACGCCGTCGAAGAGAGCATTCGCGACAACGCTGCCGGGCCGCGCCGTGCCCGGGGCGATTCCGGTGAGGTCGAGCAGCACAGCCTCGCCGAGCAGATCGCCGCGGACCGGTACCTGGCCTCGAAGGACGCGGCCAACAAGGCCGGGCGCGGCCTGCGCGTGAGCAAACTAGTCCCACCGGGAGCCGGCTGACACGATGCCGAAGATCCTCGCCAACCTGTTCAAGCGCCCTGCGTCTGAGGGCCGCACGCGTCAGCGCGGGCGTTACCGGTTCGTGCGCGGCCGGTTCGATGCGGCGCAAACCACGCCCGACAACCGCAAGCACTGGGCGGCGGCCGACGGTCACTCCGCCGACGCCGAGGCGAGCCCCGAGGTGCGCAAGGCGCTCCGGGAACGCGCCCGGTACGAAGTCGCGAACAACAGCTACGCGAAGGGCATTGTCCTCACCCTGGCCAACGACACGATCGGCACCGGCCCGCGCCTGCAGATGCTGACCGGCGACGACGGTCTGAATCGCGACATCGAGCGCGAGTTCGGCGGTTGGAGCCAGGCCGTGCGGCTAGCCGAGAAGCTGCGCACCATGCGGATGGCCCGCTGCCAGGACGGCGAAGCGTTCGCGATGCTGGTCGAGAACTCAGGGATCGAGCATGCGATCCAGATCGACATGGCCCTGGTCGAGGCGGACCGGGTGACGAGCGACCTGGCCGTGGTCGGGCGTCGCGACGAGGTCGACGGTATCCGGTTCGACGCGCACGGCAACCCGGCCAGCTACCGTGTGCTCAAGCAGCACCCGGGCGGCGCGGGGTTCGACTACGGGCGGCAAGCCCTCAACGTCCCCGCGGCGGCGATGATCCACATGTTCCGCAGCGACCGCCCGGAACTGCACCGGGGCATCCCGGAGATTACGCCGGCCCTGCCGCTGTTCGCCCAACTCCGGCGCTACACGCTCGCGGTGCTCGCCGCCGCCGAGGCCGCCGCGGACTTTGCGGGGATCCTTTACACGGACGCGCCGGCGTCCGGCGAGGCGGACGAAGTCGAGCCGATGGACCTGATCCAGCTCGAGCGCAACATGCTGCTGACCATGCCCGGCGGCTGGAAAATGGCGCAGCTGGACCCGAAACAACCGGCCACAACTTATGCGGAGTTCAAGCGCGAGATTCTGAACGAGATCGCCCGGTGCCTGAACCTGCCGTACAACATCGCGGCCGGGAACTCCTCCGGCTACAACTACGCCTCCGGCCGGCTCGATCACCAGACCTACTACAAGGCGATCCGCGTCGACCAGGCGTTCATCGCCTCGCGTGTGCTCGACCGAATCCTGGGCACCTGGCTGCGCGAGTACGCGCTCGCGCAGGACGTGGAAATCGGGGGCACGCATCAGTGGTTTTGGGACGGACTCGAGCACGTCGATCCCTACAAGGAAGCCAACGCGCAACGCCTGCGCCTGGAAAGCCATACCACGACTTTCTCGCACGAGTACGCCCGCCAGGGCCTGGACTGGGAAGCGGAGCTGCGGCAGCGCGCCCGTGAACAGGCGCTGTTGCGGGAACTTGGTTTGACCGAAACCGACACCACCCCACAACGGGAGGAGAACGAGGACCATGAATGAGTTCGTAGCGATCGAAGCGGCCGCCGCGGGCGGGAACCCGAAAGTGCACGGCCTCGCCTATTCGGGCGGGAAGCTGAGCCTTCCCGGCTGGAAACAGCCGGTCGTGATCGACCTGGCCGGGATGGAGATCCCCGAGAGCGTGCCGCTGTTGACCAACCACGATAACCGCACGGGCTCGCGGGTGGGGATGGTCGCCGCGCGCGTCGAGGACGGCTGCCTTCACATCGAGGGCGAGATCGTGTCCAGCAACGGACTGGCCGCGGGGATCGTCGAACAGGCCGGCGCCGGCGCCGACTGGCAGCTCTCGATCGGGGCGGAGGTGCAGAAGGCCGAACTGGTCAAGGGCGGCACGCGCACGGTCAACGGCCAGGAGCATGCGGCTCCGTTCTATCACGTGACCGAGTCGGTCCTGCGCGAAGTCTCGGTTGTCGCGGTCGGCGCGGACAAAGCAACGCGCATGCAGGTGGCGGCCTCGTTCGTGCTCACCGGTGAGGTGCCGAAGCCGGATGCTCCCGCCCAAACGCCTCCGGTTGCGGGTCCCGCGGCGGATGCGAAGCCCGCTCAGCCGGCCACTACCGCGCCCGACCCGGCCGTTGCCGCCGCCCAGGCGGTGGCCACGGAGCGCGAACGGATCGCGGGGATCCAGCGCGTCTGCGCCGGCGAGTTCGCCGCGATCGAGCGCGAGGCGATCAATGCGGGCTGGACCGTTCACGATGCCAGCCAGAAGGTGCTCGCGGCCGTGCGCGCGGCGCGTCCCGTGGCCGACGTGAATATTGCGGTGCGGCGCGAACCGGGCCCGGGATTCGAGCGCCGCGTGCTGGAAGCGGCACTGTGCCTGCGCGCGAACATCGGTGAGGCCGAGCTCGCGCGTGACTACGGCGACGAGGTCATGTCGGGCGCGAACCGGACCCGGGATGTGAGCCTGCACCAGCTGTTCGTCGAGTGCGCCCGGCTCGAGGGGGTCACGGTCCCGCGCAGTTTCGGCAATGACACGATCCGTGCCGCGTTCAGCACCGTGTCACTGCCGGGGATCCTGAACAACGTGGCGAACAAACGCCTGCTGAAGGCCTTCCAGGCGCAGCCGGTGACGGCCACGCGCCTGTGCAGCGAGGGCGAACTCAACGACTTCAAGGAGTCCGAGCGCTACCGCTTGACCGACGTCGGGGACCTCGAGCCCGTGGCACCGGACGGCGAGATCAAGCATGGCGGGGTGACCGAGGAGAAGGCCACGAACCAGCTCGGGACGTTCGGGAAGATCTTTGCGCTGACCCGGCAGATGATCTACAACGACGACCTCGGCGCGTTCCTGAAAGTGCCCGATGGCATGGGCGCCCGGGCCGCGCGCAAGATCGACCAGCTGTTCTTCACCCGGCTCCTCTCCAACCCCGGCAGCCTGTTCAGCACCGCGCACAAGAACTACCAGGAAGGCGCCGACACGGCGCTTTCCGGCGACAGCCTGGGCCTGGCCGTGCAGTTGTTCCTGGACCAGGTCGATGCGGACGGGCAGCCGATCAACATCAGCCCGAAGTTCCTGCTGGTGCCGACGGCACTGAAAATGACGGCGCGCGAGCTGTTGAACTCGACGTTCTACATCGCCACGGGCTCGACGGACAAGAAGCGCATCCCGACCTACAACGCGCTGGCCGACGAGGACCTGGAGGTGATCAGCTCGCCGTATCTCTCGAACGCGAACTACACGGGCGCCTCGAGCGTGGCCTGGTACCTGTTCGCGGACCCGGCCGTGGTCGACACATTCGAGATCGGGTACCTGAAGGGCCGGCGCACGCCGACCGTCGAGCGTGGCGAGACGGACTTCGACACGCTCGGGATCAAGTTCCGCGTGTATTTCGACCTCGGGGTCCGGGAGCAGGATCATCGCGGGATGACGAAGTTCAAGGGCGAGGTGTAAACGGGCGAAAGTGAGTGCGATGCCAGGCGAGCATTGGCCGGGCGGTGCATGGCGTGGCCGGGCTTGGCAAAGCGGGGCGAGGCGCAGCAAGGCAAGGCATGACAACGGGATAGAGAAAGGACTCTCATCATGACCGCAGTTTTCAGACAGCGTGGCGACGCCGTCGACTACATCCCGCAAGCCGATGTGAGTGCGGGCGACGTGGTGGTGCAGAACGACTTGGCGGGCATTGCGAAACTCGACATCAAGGCCGGCGCGCGCGGGGCGCTGGCGGTAACGGGTGTGTTCGTGATGCCGAAGGCGACCGGAGAAGGGGCGGCGATCGCCGCCGGCGTGAAACTGTACTGGAACGCGACCGACTCGGTGGCCACGGCCGATGCCGACGACGGCGGCGACCCGGCCGTGGCCTATCCGTACCTCGGCAAGTGCATCCTCGCGGCCGGCGACGATGACGCGACCGTGCAGGTGAGATTGGCGCAATGACCAACCTCCTGGGCAAGGCCGCCGACTGGCTGGAGCGGCAGCGCCACGAGCACTTGACGGTGGCGGTGTGGTTCGAGCGTGACGGCAAGCGCATCGGGTTGCAGGCGACCGTGGGCCGGACCCGGTTCGAAAGCACCGACGACTACGGGCGGGTGCTCCGGACCGAGTCGCGGGATTACCTGGTGCGGGCCGCGGACCTGGTACTGGACGGCGCTGAAGTCCTGCCCCAGCCGGGCGATCTGATCATCGACGGTGTCCGGCACTACGAAGTGATGTCGCCGCCGGGCGAGCCCGAGTGGCGCTGGTCGGATGTGAACCAAAGCACGTTGCGCATTCACACGAAGCAGACCGACGAGGAATAGCCGGCCATGCCGAATGGCGCTGACAAAACTCCCGACAGCCGCGACCTCTGGATCGTGGTGAACGAGATGCGCGAGGACGTCGCGGAGATGAAAGGGATGCTGCGTCTGCACATGAGCGATCCCAGCATCCACCACCGTCCGCCCTGCGTGCAGGTCCAGGAAGTGCAGCGCACGATCCTGGCCGCGGCGGGTTCGTCGCTGTTGGCGCTGCTTGCGGCGATCGGCTCGATCGTGGCGGCCCTGATGAAGTGAGGCGATCCCTGTGGCCACTGTCACCACCATTGCCAACGCGGTCGCGGCCACGCTGAACGCCGCCACGCTCAGTCAGCCGTTCACGGCCGAGGTCCTGTTCCGGCCGCTGTTTGACCTGAAAAGTCTGAACACGCTCAAGGTCTCGGTGGTGCCGCGCGCGGTGAGTTTCGCACCGGCCAGTCGCCGTGCCGGCACCCGCCAGGTCCAGGTCGACATCGGCGTGCAACGCAAGATCGGTGATGACGGGGGCATGGAACCGCTCCTGGACCTGGTCGAGGAGATCGCGCTGTGTTTCGGCATTGGGAGTCGGCTCGCAGACTGCCCCGGCGCCGTGTGCGTGAAAGTGGAGAACGAGCCGGTGTATGCCCCGGAACACATCGAGCAGTACCGGCAGTTCACCAGTGTCGTGACGCTGACGTTCGAGGTGAGCACGTGATCCGGATGAAGCCCAAGAGCCGTTTCGACACCCGCAAACTCCGGCGCCGTGCGGCGCAGGGCGCGATCCGGTCGCTCGGGCACGCCGGCGCTGCGCTGCGCCTCACAGCAAGGCGCAGCATCCGGCGTTCGAGAACGGCCGCGGCGCCGGGCCGGCCGCCGCACACACGGCGCGGTCAGCTCAAGCGCGCGTTGCGCTACGCGGTCGAAAAACGGCGTGAGCGCGTGCTTATCGGCCCCATGTACACAGTTGTGGGCCGGTCGGCGAGCGCGCACGAGTTTGGCGGTCGCTACAGGCAGCAGTTGTATCCGAAGCGCCCGCTCATGGGCCCGGCGCTCGCGAAGATCCGGGGCCGGCTACCGCGCTTCTGGGCGGACTCGATCAAGGCATAACACAGGAGACCCCGACGATGGCCATCAAGCTCGGAATGGAAGCCAAGCTCTACTACGGCGCGGCGGGCGCCACCGCCACCACGGAGCTCGTGAACGTCAAAGACGTCACGCTCACGCTCGAGTCGGGCGAGGCGGACGTGACCACGCGCGGCAACGCCGGCTGGCGCGCGACCGTGGGCACGCTCAAGACCGGCTCGGTCGAATTCGAGATGGTCTGGGACTCGGACGACGCGGGCTTCGCCGCGATCAAGGACGCGTACTTCAACAACACGCCGATCGCGCTGGCCATCCTGGACGGGGCCGGCGGCGAAGGGCTCGACGCGGACTTCTCGATCACGAACTTCAGCCGCAAAGAGCCCCTGGAGGAAGCGATCAGCGTCTCGATCACGGCAAAGCCGACCTACTCGACGCGGGCGCCGGCGTGGGTGGAACCGACTCCGTAAACATCAGCGCCTGCAACCAGAGGACAACGGCCTCATGAAGACCTTCAAAGATAACGCGGGCCGAACGTGGACGGTCAGCGTCAACGTGGACGCGATCAAGCGCGTGCGCAGCGCGCTGTCCGTGAACCTGATGGAAGCGGTCGCGGGTGACCTGCTCGAACGGCTCTCGTCCGACCCGGTGCTGCTTTGCGACGTGATCTACGTGGTCTGCAAACCTGAAGCCGACGCGCAGCAGATCACCGACGAGGAGTTCGGGCAGGCCATGGCCGGGGACGCGATCGAGCACGCGACCGCGGCGCTGCTGGAGGAACTGGTCGATTTTTTCCCGCAGGGCAAGCGCCGGGTCCTCCACCAGGCGCTTGCGAAACTGCAGGAAGTGGAGGCGCGGGCGGTGGAGTACGCGAAGGCGCGGCTCGAAGATCCGGAACTGGACCGGCGGATCGAGGCAGCGCTCTCCGCGCCTATGAGTCGCTCTTCGAGCTCGCTGCCATTGCCGGAGTAGACCCGGGCCCGCGCACGCTGCGGGAGCTTGTGTGGATGGCCGAGGCCCGGAGCCGCGCGACGTGGCGTCACACCTCGACGTTGCTGGCGCTCGTGGCCAACGTCAACCGCGACCCGGCCCGGCAGCGTGCGTTCAGGCCGGAGGACTTCGATCCGCATGAGCAGAAACCGAAACTCGTGATCCGGGGCAAGAACCTGCGGATCCTGAAAGACGTGTTCGTGAAAACGGAACCCGGAAAGGACGAGAACGCGTAAATGTCCGCCAGTGCCGACATCCGGGCCGGGGCCGCGTACGTGGAGTTGAGTGTGCACAACTCCGCGCTGGTGCGCGGCCTGAACGCGGCCCGGAAGCGGCTGAACGGCTTTGCCGCGTCGGTCACGGCCGTGGGCAAGCGCATGGCGCTCGTGACCGGGGTGTTGGCCACGCCGTTCCTCGCGGGCCTGAAAGTGTACGCGGACTTCGAGCAGCAGATGGCGAACGTCTCGACCATGCTGTCCGAGCCGGCCAAGCACATGCCCGGCTTCCGCGAGGGT